AGATAATTTTAGCCCATTCCAAGCCTTTGGCATTAACCGAGGCGATGCTATGCAAGTGCCAGCTGTCGCCCGGGCGCGAAACATCATCTGTGGAACTATTGGCGAACTGGGTTTACATTCTTACAATGAAATTACTGGCGCAAAAATTGAGGGCCGACCACTCTTAAAGCAACCCGATCCAGCCTTGCCACGTTTTATTACGATGTGTTGGACCATTGAGGACATCCTCTTCAAGGGACATGCGTTTTGGCTTGTTTTGGAAGTTAGTCCAGAGGATGGTCGACCTATTGCATGTCGTCGTATAGATCCAACAAGAGTAACATTTACAACTGACTTACAAACTGACGAGATCCTAAATGGTTTTTATTTAGACGGTAATTTGTGTCCTGCCTATGGTGTTGGATCGCTAATCATGTTTAGTGGCTTAGATGAGGGCTTGTTAAATCGTGGTGGACGAACAATTAGAACTGCATTAGAACTTGAAATGGCAGTGAGCCGAATGGCTGCCGAACCTAACCCAACAATGGTTATAAAGAACACTGGCGTAGATTTACCGCCAGAGCAAGTGTCAAGTTTATTGGCTCAATGGAAACTAGCTAGACAGCAACGATCCACCGCTTATTTGTCAGGGCCTTTAGATGTAACTACATTTGGCTATGATGCCGGGCAGATGCAACTTTCTGAATCTCGCTTAAACACAGCTGCGGAAATTGCCCGACTATGCAACATCCCGGCATGGTACATAAACGCCGAAAGTGCCAGCGCAACTTACTCAAACGTAAGCCAGGAGCGCCGTAGCCTTGTGGACTTTAGTCTTAAACCTTACATGGCCTGTATTTCAGAGCGTTTAAGCATGAATGATCTAACACCACGCGGAAGCGTTGTGAAGTTTGATCTAGATGATTACCTACGCGGAAACCCACTAGAACAAATCGAAGTATTGGAAAGAATGCTTGCAGCTGGAATCATCGATGTAGAGGAAGCGCGTGAGGAAATGGAATTAGCACCGAGAGGAAATGAAGCAAATGCAACTTAATTTTGAGGGCCAAGTATTGGCCGCAAGTGTGGAAACACGAACAATTAAAGGCTTAGTAGTACCTTTTGCTAAAGTTGGCAACACTTCTGCTGGGCCAGTGCGTTTTGAGTTTGGCGCTTTTGGTGACATTGACGCCAGCCAAATTGTCTTAAACATGGAACATGACCGCACACGCCCATTAGGTCGCGGTATTGCTGGCAGTGAGGAAGTTACACCTGCCGGCATTTCAATGGCCTTTAAGATTGCGCCTACTGGCGCAGGTAATGATGCTTTAGTTGAAGCATCGGAGGGATTACGCCCGGCATTTAGCATTGAAGCCAATGTGGGCGAATACGTAATTGAGAAAGGCGTGATGGTCGTATCATCCGCCAAGCTCGAAGCCGTTGCACATGTAACTAACCCAGCATTTAAGGATGCACAGATTTCTCAGGTCGCAGCTACCGAAGAAACCCCAGAAACCACCGAAGCAGAAATCCCTGCCGAGGAACAACCACAGGAGATAACAGTGGAAGAAACAACCGCACCAGTGGCAGATGAAGTGACCGCAGCCGCGGTTGTTCACGCTGCCGCACCAGTGGCTTACACAAAGCCACGTTCACCAATCAAGACTCAAGCACATTTCCTAGAGCATTCAATCAAGGCTCAACGCGGAAACCATGAAAGTGCAGAATGGATTGCACACGCAAAGGCAGAGGATGCAAAGCATCTAACAGCTGCTGATGACAGTTTCACAACCAACCCGGCATTCAAGCCAATTCAGTATGTATCACAGGTAGTAGACAACCAGATCGGCGCTCGTGGCGCGATTGATGCAATCGGTACACGTTCACTACCTAATGCAGGTATGACCGTATCCATTCCAAAGATCACCACATCAGGATCAGTTGCAGAAACTGCCGAAGGTGCTGGACCATCTGAAACAGGTATTGTCAGCTCTTATGTTGATGCAACCGTAAAAGCCTACAAGGGACTTCAACGGTACAGCGTAGAACTATTTGACCGCGCTGACCCAAGCTTCTACGCAGCCATGTTGGATAACATGCGCCGTGTTTACGCTCAAGCAACAGAAGCTGCAGTAATTGCAGAATTAACATCAGGTGGAACAGCGGCAACTGCAACCGCCGCAGATGTAGATGGCATTGTTTCGTTTGTTAAGACCGAAACTCCAGCTGCTTACCTTGCAACTGGCGAATTGGCTACACGTTACATTGCTGGCACATCCCAATGGGGTTTGCTAATTGGCGCACAGGATTCATCCAAGCGACCAATTTTCAGCGCATCACAGCCAATGAACGCAGCTGGCGATGTTGGTACACAGTCACTACGCGGAAACGTAATGGGCCTAGACCTTTACGTATCCAACAAGGCTGTTTCAACATCCATTGATGAATCAGCATTCATTGTTGTTCCATCATCTGTTGCCATTTACGAAAGCCCAGTATTGCAGCTTTCGACAAACGTAGTTACAACTGGCGAAATTGAAACAATGCTTTATGGCTACCTAGCCGTCAAGGTTGTTACAGCTGGTGGAGTACGTCGCTTTAACCTGACCTAAGTCAGAGTTAGTTAGAAGTGTGGGGGATGCGGCCCTGTGTCCCCCACACACTCACAAGAATTGGATTGAGACATGGCACTAATTACACTAAGCGAGTTAAAAGCCGTACTTGGTATTGGTGACATATATGCTGATGCAATCGTGCAAGCCGTTGCCGATAGCGCCGAAAACATAATCCTTTCCTATTTAACTTTTGATGATGTATCTATTAAGGGCGTATCACTTACAAGTAATGTGGCTCGCTTTTATTGCTATGACAACACTTTTGTAGTTGGTCAAGCATTAACGGTTAGCAAGTGTGGCGCACCCTTTGACGGATCGCGCACTGTAACAACCGTAGGCAAAGAGGATGGCGTTACATTCTTTGAGGCTGCCATTACAAACGCAAACATAACCAAGCGCTATGTCATACCTAATGGGAGAGCAGTATTAACCAGCCAAGCCACTCTGTATGACACCACGCCAGAAGTCAGAGAAGCTGCTATGGCCGTTGCCTGTGACATCTGGATTACACGTACTGGCACACTTGGCCAGCAAGGTGTGGATTTCCAATCTCCAGCGCCTTACCGTTTAGGTCGCTCAATGCTTACCCGAGTATCTGGATTACTAGGTAAGCACCTAGATACCAGAGGCTACATTGGCTAATCTAGCGACTTACCGTGATGCACTCGCCGCAACTCTTGCAGCTGCTGGGCGAGTAGTTTACGCATACCCAAATGAAAACATCACCCCGCCAGCAATTGTGCTTGTGCCGGGATCGCCTTATATAACCGTTAGTGCCATTGGTGGCGCTCGTTGTAATGTGCGCTTTGACATCACAGTAATTGTTAATGCAGCTGACAACCGACAACATCTCGTTTTTGGGTGGATGGTCACAACCCACAGTCCAGCAAATCGGAAACGCCGACATGCTTATCAGCCAGATCAACATCGAGATGGTAACAACCAATTAAGAAAGCGAGAAAAAAATTATGCCAGCAACTTACATAACTGGGCGTAACCTCACCTTATCGATCAACTCGGTGTCGTACGCTGATCAAGCATCAACAGTTACACTAGAGCGCGAAAACAACCAGCAGGTACTTGAAGTTTTATCGGGTCGCGCTTACAAGACCGTTGATAAGACCGCCACACTCAATGTGGAACTATACCTAGACGATACTTCAAGTGCAGGTATTATCTCGGCACTTTGGGATGCAGCGAACAGCGCACCAGATACATCGCTTGCATTCTCATTTGATGTAAACGGTGACACATTCACTGGCAACGTGTTTCCAGTATTCCCAACAGTCGGTGGCGCTGCCACAGACGTACTAACAACCAGCCTCAGCTTTGTTGTTGAGGATGGAACAGTCGCAAGAGCCTAACTAGCAGAACAGGGCAACTATTATGCAATACACAGTTACAACAAAACAGGGCAATAACTACATAGTGAGCGATGACTCGGCTTGGCTGTGGATCGAGATTGAACGTGAACTCGGATACACAGTCAGTCAAGCAGCTGAAAAGATGAGCCAAGGTTCATTAGATGTAATTACTTGCATGCTTTACAAAGCCGCTAAAGCGGCAGGGCATACAAAGTTACCTAGTCAGCAAGCATGGGTCACCAATGAGTTTGAACACTTTGAGGTGGTCGAGGAAAGCCCAAAAGAGAACTAAGGGATTCGTTGGTCAGAATCGCAGTTACGACTGGCATCCCTTTAAGTGATTTGATGGACTGGTCGCTCGCAGACTTAAGCACAGCAATAACGCTGATAAGGGAAAGGAATGGACATGGCTGAAAGAACAACAGTCAAAATCACACCTGACTCCCGGGACTTAAAAAACTTGTACAAAGCATTTAGGGAAATGGACGAGGGTGCAAAACGTGCACTTAAAGATGATGTAACTTCCATTAGTGCGTGGTCAGCAACTGAATTACAAAGCAGTTACACGATGAATCCGTTACCAGCCCAAGCCCAAAAGGTGGCTGCGACAATTAGGGCAAACAAGGATCGGTTACCTAACGTAACTATTGGTGGCAGTAAAGGCCGATTCAGTGGTGGTGCGGTATCCGGACAGGTTTTGTTTGGATCTGAATTTGGTGGGCCAGCACCCTTTCAAAAT